TAAATTTACATAATAAAACAACCAATCATGAAAGTTAACGAAGTAAAAGTCCAGTATTCTAAAAAAATAGTTGGCAATGTATCAGATAGCCAAAGTGCTGTTAATTACTGTAAAAGTATTCCAGAATTTGAAAATCGAATGGAATATCAGGAGGTTTTTGCTGCTATATATATAGATAATGGCAATAATATTCTTTGTCATCAAATTATAGGAATAGGAGCAATATCAGCAGCAATGGCAGATATTAGAATAATAATGTCAACGGCTTTAAAGACATTATCAACTAAAATAATATTATGTCACAATCACCCATCAGGAGCTTTAAAACCTTCAGATGCTGATATTAAACTTACAAAAGAAATAAAAAATGCTGCTTTATTTTTTCAAATACAAGTTATTGACCATATTATTTTAACAAAAGAATCTTATTATTCTTTTGCTGACAACTGTATTTTATAATCACAAAAAACAACCAAAATGGAAAAGAAAATTTATTCAGTTATGTACTTTGGCAACGCCAAAAGGTATCAAGATTTAAACGAAGAAGTTTTAGCATATTCAAAGCGTCATGCCGTTGAAAAGGTTTACGCAAAAATGCGCAATGAAGATTATTTCCCAGATGATTTTTTCCTTTGGGGTGGAATTGTAAAGGATTGCGACGGCAACATTATTGCAGACACCAACGACGAAACGATTGAGTACGATGGAGGATATTTTTACGCTGAACCAGTAATCCAATAATCATGAAAAAGCCAATAATTGAAACTTACGTCAAAGAAAACAATCGCCTTCCTTTCCAGATTGCTGGAGGGGTTGGCATTGCCTTTGTTCTTGGACTGCTTTATAGTCCTATTCCTGTTCAATACCAATCAACTAGTTTTATTCCTATTATCCAAAAAGAAACATTATATGTCCATAAAATAACGGCTTTAAATTTACCTTTAAAATCTGAGGTTGATGAAAGCGCCTACGGGTCTCGTTCCTACGGCTGGGAGGTGCGCAAGTTATCAGGTGAACAGTTAAGGCAAACATTGGAAGGTCGCGGTTTTCGTAACCTTGCAAAAGTGGATAGGTCAAAGCTTCGTCGTATATACCTTGCGTACTGCTATGAGTCAATGTTAATGAATGTACACCATTTAACAGACTTTCCAGTATCAATGATTTATTCGTTTTTCATTATCGAGGCAACCAGTCAGGGAATAGAAACAGAACTTTGGCGAAAACACGCAAACGCTGGAGGGGTTAAGGCTTTAAAAGGTCAACAATCTGTAACCTACAAAACACGCGAAGTTATCAAGGGAAAAGACAAATACATAAGGGCAAAGTTTATGAGCGCGGAAACCACGGAAGAAGGCATGAAGCTTTGGGCTCAGGTTTTAAATTCTGGGCGATACTATGAATGTAAGAAAGCCAATTATAAGCTAAAGGGAAAACGTTTATACGAATCAATCTGCAAATGTATTTATGAAAATGGCTATCATACTGACCGTGATTACAAGTTCCGTGCCTCATTAATGGCTGAATACTGGCAGATAAAAACAGATAACTTCCCGATTGATAAGAAAAACAATGAATTTTAAATTATTTTTAAAATAAATAAGAAAATATTTTTTGTTATAAAAATTTATTTTTATATTTACATATCGAAACAAACAAAACGATATTTCACCACTTAAAAAACAAAACACCTGGAAAAGAATTTCACCAACACCCAGTTCAAATGGACATTTGAAAGCATCAGCGACAACATTCCTACAATCATGCTTTTGACAATTATATTAACCTATGGGGTTAATGCTTTTCTAACCGCCATCTTTTTACCAATTGATTTCTGGATTGCAATCATTGCAGCATCAATCTTGCAATTAGGACGCTTTGCCGTTGTTTTCATGGACTTTCTTAATCCTACTAAAGGTAGAAGCCCTTTCCCACCTAAAATAGCATTAGGAGCAACGGCAATAGCCTTAATTGAAGTTTTCTTCGGGTTAATGGAAAAGTATTCTGGAGCGGAATTTATTACAATGTTCTTTTTTGTAGGAACAATTGTTTGCTTTGGCTATTTACTTGAAATAAACTTTGTTAACAAAGGGGTTGAGGCATACGGATTGACTGAGCCAAAAGTTATCAAAAGGCGCAAAAGAAGGGTCGTTGTAAAAAAAGTCATTGAAGATACACCAAAAGAAAGTAAGGGTTATGTAACTTCGTTCCAAACGATAACACTTTGAGGACATACATCGGGGTTGACCCAGCGATAAGAATTAACGGCATGGCGGCTTGTATCATTCAAGGCAAAGAGGTAAAATTCACGAAATATAAAAGGTTCGTGGATTTTATCCTTGATGTTCCAAAGTGGGCACAATACGAACGCCCTGTTGTTCTGGTAGAAGATTCTAGCCTTCAAAACGTAACATTTAATTCTTCTATTAACCGCGCTATCCTTTCCAGAATGTCTCGAAATGTAGGCATGAACCAAGGCGCTTCAAGAATCGCGTATGAATGGATTAAGGAAAATGGTTATGAGGGTTACAATATAAGCCCTGAGCAAAAGGGAAAGAAATGGGGAAAAGAAATATTTTTAAAAATCTTTCAAAGCGAAGGTTACAAGTTTGAACCAAATTTTAAACCAGCTAAAATAAGTCAAGACGAAATCGATTGTTTTACTCTTGCTTTGATAGCTAAAAATTACCAAAGACATGAAAAAAAATAATGAATTATTAGACGGAATTGATTTAGAAACTTGGAAGGAAATTGAAATGATTGCTAAAACCTATCCAAAGCCAATAAGATTTTCAGACAATATAAATAGTAAAATTGCGTTACTAAAGTTTTATCTTGAACCTATACTTCCAGATTTTAACCCTCCGATGGTAGCAATGGATAAAGGTCGAATGCTTACAATTGCTTATCGGTTGTATAAATCCTCAGACGGGGACATGGTGACAAATTTATCATTGAAAATTATAAATCAAATTATAAATTAAGAAATAGATTACGTTTGTTCATAGTTAATTAGTGGTGAAATCGGGGTTGGCATTTTCGTCAACCCTTTCCATTTTAAAACGTAACCCCTTGGGTCTTTGCATAATCAACTACGGCACGTGCGTGGCAAAGTGCCAAAGTATTCTGGAATACTGGGTCAAACATCATTAAAGCATCTTTATAATTGGTAAAGAATCCGTTTTCAGATAACGCCGCTGGCATATTTGTTTGACTCAGGACAAAGAAATTTTCTTCCTTATCCTTATCACCGTCAATGGTATCTGTTCTAAATAACCATTTTGGGAATGCCTCTTGTACCTCATTAAAAAGGAACTCGGCGTAAATATCCGACTTTGTTTGCCCCTTCGATGTGAACACTTCAAAGCCCCTTGCCGTTGGTGTTGCCGCGTTTCCGTGGATACTTAGGTACAATGAAGCCTCATAGTTCTGGGCGTTCATGTTTGCCTTTGCTACGCGCTTGGTAAGGCTAACATCAATAACGGGGTCGTAAACATTTATCACCGACATTCCCCAGTCTTTTAAATACTGCTCAATCTTTGCCGCAACTTCACGGTTGAACACGCCCTCAAAGAACCAGCCGTAACCGTGGAACTTTGAGTTGTTATGCTGAAAACACTTTGAAGGGTAGGTTGTGTAATTATAGGGTAATTTCTTTTTTTCGTCAATGCCACCGTGACCAGCATCAAGAAATACACAAAATTTATTTGCTTTCATATTTTGATATTTTTAAGGGCGACGCAAATCAATGCACCGCCCTGTAAAACGCATAAGGTAGCGAATCGTCTGCGCCTATAATTTAAATCCGATAAGGGCAAAGGCTGCGCTTATCAATGATAGCTTGGCTGGTAACTTTACCTCAATTTCTTTTCCAGCACATTCGCGGCTTGTCTCTTTGATTTTATCCCAAATGATTTGAGCAAGTTGAATATATTCTCTCCAAGTAAACTTTACTTTGTTGCCTTCTAAATGAACATTAATTTCACTTGCAAGTTCCGCAAAGTTCATTGAGTAACAAGCCACATCGCCCAAAGGTGATTTAATTGTATCAGCACTTTTTAAGGCATCTTTTAAATTAGTCTGCATATTATTTGTTTTTAACGTTTAAAAAATTTTGAAATTAAAGTTCCAAGTTCTACTCCTGTAATTCTTTTTACATTTTCCGCAACGGAATATAGCTCAGTACAAGATATCATCATTGCAACCATGTACGTTATTGGTATGGGAATTGAAAAAGTGTTTTTTGCACCTTCGAATATTAAAATTGAGGTAAAATAAATCAGAATCTTCTCCGTAGTTCGGTACAATCCTTTGCTATTTATCTTTTGCCCTTCCTTTTTAGCCGCTTTTATTCCAGTCAATGTGTCTGCAAAAACTACAAAAATTGTAAAAATCAGGAATCCCTTTATTGGAACAAAAAATGAAAAAATAAATCCGCAACAAAAAGAGAAGGAAATAAATTCCCAAGATTGATGCAATAATTTTAGTATAATTGATTTCATATTATTTAGTTTTTTTGCATTATGTGCCAATTTGTACCGTCGCAAACTAAAGTACACCATTGAGGGGTAACATTTCCAGCACTTAATATAGGTGTTGATGCTGAGCCTCCATTTAAAGGAATGACATTATTTGCACTACTTACAATCGTACCGCTTGCAAGGTTTTTTATCATATAAGTATTTCCAGATGTTAACGTTGTTAAATCTAAGGTTGTGGTTAAAGAACCGCCTGAATTAACAATAAATACTCTATTAGTTGTAACTGCTACGCCTGCACCAGCATTTGTTGCAATAAAAACATAATCTACTTTTAAGTTAGTTCGTGCATTTGATTCCGATGTTGCCCCTGTTCCACCGTTAGTTATTGGTAAAGTTCCCGAGAATCTTCCAGACCTCCAATATGGATTAAGCATTGAAGCTGTATCTATTACTGGTGCAGTTAAAGTATTTGCCGAAAGATTTAAACCACTTCCAACAGTTATATCTCCAACTCCGTTTCCATCTGTATTTTTGCCGAGTAATTTATTTAAACCAGAAACAGAACCGCTAAGGGTCATTCTGTTTAATACGTTTACTTGGTTTTGAAAAGATTTAGAACCATTTATAGTTTCATCGCCATTCAAACTAACTTTGCCATCGACTCGACTTGAAAGAGATGTTGTATCTAAGTTTGTTAAAACATTGTTTCCGCCTTCGGTAATATTACCAGTAACCGATAAAGTACTTGTTAAAGTGGCTGCGCCCGTAACACCAAGTGTGCCGTTAAATGTTGAATTACTACCAAAATAATTTGTTCCCGCTCCAGTTTGGTAAATGCCATAATCTCCGCCAGAAGCGGTTGATACATATAACCCGTAATGATTGCCACCAACGGTTGATGTATTATTGAAATAACCAGCAAATGTTGAACCATTTGTTCCAATTCCTGAAGCCGCTGTTTCTCCTACAATGCCATAAGCAACGCCAAGTCCATTAACATCGTTTTGAGTTGCTTTACCTTTTACACCGATTGCAGTTGTATAAATAGTAGATGCTTCTGATAACAAACCAGTAGATGTCCATCCTGTTGTATTTACAGATGAATAAATACCAGTAACATTTTGAGATAAACCTAAACTTGATTGATTATATGTAACTTTTAGTGTACTATCTTGATAACTGTTTGAACCATTTTCAGTATTAATATCTAATGCTCCTGTTAATGTACCACCAGTCAATGGCAAATAAGTTGAAGCTGCAACACCCGAACGCAAGTAATTTGTTAGCATACTTGCCGTATCTAAAAGATTTAATTTAGCCGCAAACCTTGTATTTAAATTAAGTAAAGAGGTATCAGCCTTTCGTAAATATTTTAACAACATACTTGCCGTGTCAGATATATTTACCTTTAAATTTATACGACTGCTTAAAGAGGTTGTATCAGTATTATTATTTACTATTATTGTATCAGCGTTATTATACTTCCAACCTCCTTTAGTCTTAATATATACTAACATTACATTATTAATCGTATCCAGAATAACATAAGAGTTATTTATAGTTGAAGATTTCAAAGCAACAGTATCCGATGCCCGACCGCGAAAAACCAATCCGTCTCCCGTAGTCTGGTATCCTAACCTTTGTTTATTGCCTGTTGCTGGGTATTGAGCAAAAACGCAAACTGAAAGGAATAAAAAAAGAATCGAAGGCAATGTTTTTTTGCCTCCAATCCTTTTGATTAAACTACTCCCAATTTTGATTAAAACCTCCTGTAATAATATCTCACCGATTTTCCCTAAAGTTTTAAGGAAACGTCTTTCTTTTTTTGGTTTGTCAATCATAAAACTATTCCTAAAGTGTTATAAATGTCTGTTATTTCTTCTTCATCTGGATAACAAGTTGACTCAGGACAACCGATTGCACTTGGAATAAAAGCCGTTAAAGGTGTTGAATAATTACAAAGCAAATCTTTAATCCTTTTCTTTTTTACGTCTAACCTTTGTAACAAAGTATCTTGATAAAACTTTAAACCCTCAACCCCTACGTTTTGCCCATACTCGTTATCCAAAGTATATAAACCATTTGAGCCAAGTTGCATGACCATGTAAGGTGAAGCTTCATATAAGACGGCATTGGCGCAAAAGGATTTTAATTGTTTGTCCCAAATGTCCTGATAAGACGTTGATGTAAATGCGGTTGAACTTCCCTTGTTTGCCACCATTGAATCATACAAGGTTAAGCCAATAGCTGGAACAATCCAACGGAACTCCGCATCTTGAATGTGAGGGCTAATAAGTGACTTATCAAGTCTTATGTCCGCTGGTGTTGGACGTGCAACCCCTCCAGCTATTACTTCACTCGGTTGTATTAATTGGCTCATTAGTTGGGGTTGTTTGTTCTATTTCTACGGGTGCGTAACCCAATATTTCTCTTTTTTCATTCATCGAAAGGTTTTCTTCCACCTTTAATTCACCCATAAAAGACACGGGTAAAGTGTTGGAAATACCAAACGATACGTCGGTAAACGCTGGATTATAAACCCCAATTTCTTTTAAGAACGGGTTAATAATCTTCGATAACAAAAGGTTTTGCCGTGGCTTAATTACCGTATTTTGCAAGTATTCCATCTCTTGTCTTATTTGTTGATTGCTTCCAAGTTGTCCCGACGTTGCAAAACCCGCTAAGGACTTTGACCAACGATTAGCAACCACAATGGCAGAAGCTGCAAGGTTTTGAAGGTTTAAAAATTCGCCTTCATTTTCCTTTGATGTTGGTATCCAATTAGCTTTTAATTTTTCATCTCTAAGAACCTGAACAAATAATTTATGATTATTGCCCATTCCTGTAAACTTTGACTCAATGCCTTCAACAAGGCTTTTAGCCTCAACCGATGTCATTGACCCAAAAAATTGTAAAATACCCGATGGCATAAAGCCATTTTCAAACTTGCTTGTATTAAAACGCTGGATTCTGTATTCAATCTCAGCCCACATTTTTGCCCCTATCCACTCAGGTAAACCAAAGTAAAAGTATCCAGCCGCGTATTGTTTGACGTGGATTATTGACCGTTCCGTTCCGTCTTCTAATTTTTTAAACTCTGGATAAATTGGTATTTCCCTAAACCCTTCCCTTTCATAATAAGTTCCCTCTGTTGTCAAAGGTACTTCTTCCCAGTTGTCGTAAATGCCAACAGAACGTATAATCTGGTCTGCCTCCGCTTTCCTGATTCCAATGTTATAAACAGGGACATGATAAATGTAAGTGAAAGGCTGAGAACCAACCTTTCCCCTTACAATTTCTGCAAAGCAATTGCCAAAAGCATCGTAATCAAAAGCCAATGAACCAAGCACCTCTTGCAAGTTTTGTGCGTGCAAGTTAACTTGTGCAATGACTTCTTCAATCTCATTTAAAGAATCGTCGTTTATTACCTCACCTTTCATCGAGGTTGTAAGTAAGGTATTAGACTTTCTTTTCATAGGAATAAATCCGTCACCTACAACCATATTTACTTTGTCCTCAATAATACGCCGCAGCGTTGGGGAATTGTTTACAATAGCAATAAGACTTTTTAAAAAGTCGTCTTTTTGGGTAAAGAATCTAACCCATTTTGCCCCCGTGAAATCAAGCCTTTCCCTTGAGGGTTCATTAAAAATATCCTCTTGCACTAACATAGTGTTTGAGGTGTCCAAAGTAACGGAAGCCAATAAAGGGCTATTGTTTCTTTTTAAATTTCTGTTAGCCCTGTTCGGTACTGCTTGAATCGTCTTCTTTATTTGGCTCATAGGTTTTTTTCTCAGGCGTATAAATGACGTGTTGGCTTACAGATATGGGGTTGACACTATGCCAACCCCTTAACTCTTCTTGTGTAAAATTTCCGATAGCCTTCTTTAGTATTCCCGCCTTTCCCGTTGGGTTATTCCCGACGTAAATC